CCCCAGAGCCTCAGTTCGGATGAGCGCAAGGAGCTGAAGGACGAGTTCAACCGCCTCGTGGTGGCTATCAACGCCCTTGAGGCGCGTGTGGTTCTGCTTGAGAATCCGGGCTAATAACAACAACCAATCGAGGAGTGACCTGATCGTATGAGCAGCAACACCAACATTTCCAAGTCGAAACTGGACATCTTCCAGACACGTGAGGAAGTAGCCCTGCGTAAGCTGGCTAAGACTGCCTTCGATCAGGTTGCCCTCGACGCCCTTGTTGACGTTGACATCGCCAGCCCCGATCAGAACGATTCAATTTTTTACAACTTGGCCCTTGACCAGTGGGAGAATGACAGCTTCAAGACCGTCAACGGCCAGAGCCTCCGAGGTACAGGTGACATCACGATCACCACCTCGGGCGCTCTTTCCGGGCTGTCTGATGTCACGATCACGACCCCACTGAACAATCAAGTCCTGACCTACAACGGATCGCTGTCTCGGTGGGAAAATCAGTCGGTTCCCGGTGGGGCTTCGTCTCTTGATGATTTGACTGATGTTTCTATTGTCAGCCCCACTTCCAACCAAGCCCTTGCTTGGGATGCTGTAGCAATGGAGTGGATCAATACAGACGGGTCGAAGATTGTACCGGCTGCTGGCGGCAATAACGAGATTCAGTACAACAACGGCTCCGATGAGTTTGCAGCCAATGCCAACTTCACGTTCAACCCCAGCACCCAGACTCTGACTGTAGACAACATCCGTAGCAACCAGTACCTTAACACGGGAACATCTGCTACGATTTTTGGTACTGGCAACGCCAATCCGGTTTTGTTGACTACGGAGTTTTTGGGTACAACGGGAGTTGCCAATCTGAGTGTGCCTGCCTCGAATGGCTCTGCTCTTCGTGAGTTCAAGCTGCAAAGCAACTGGAACGAGCCTAGGTTTTTTGATGGTGTTGCTGATCGCAATGTGCTGCATGCTGGGAACATCAAGACGGTTGGTGGAGAAAGCATTATCGGGTCTGGCGACATCCCCCTCGGCGGCACCCCCGCTGCCTCGGCTGTCACCTATGACAACACCACGTCAGGTCTGACTGCGACGGACGTGCAGTCGGCTATTGACGAGGTGGCTGGTGCCTCGCCCGTCATTCCAGACGATCAGGTAGTAAGGGCGCTGTCGAACAGCTTTGCGCTAAAGATTGATCATAATCTTTACTCTCCGTCAGGTAGCTATTTTGATGTGACATTCGGTTCAAACTCCGCAAGCGCCTCTGCGCACAGTAGAGCATTTAGAGGGGCATCCGGAGGAAAATGGTACTTTGAAATCCGATGCGTAGGCACAATTGACGGAGGGTCCCTTGTGGTTGGAGTAGCACAGCCAACGACGGTTGCAGAGGGCTCCCAGCTTGGCTCTTCTGGGTCGGGGGCAACGCAATCTTGGGGCGTTCTAGGGGACGGGAGGAAATACTCTGGGTCTGTTAATTCTTACGGGTCTGCCATAGTTTCTGGTGACGTTGTAATGTGCGCGGTTGATATGTCACTCGCAGTGGGGAGTAGGAAAATCTGGCTGGGGAAAAACGGAACGTGGTTTGCAAGTGGCGATCCGGCTGCTGGTACAAACGAGGCATTTGCAAATCTTCCTCTTATTGTTTGTCCGGGCGTGACGCCATCTTCAGCGATTTGCACTCTCCGGCTTCGATCTAGCGAGTTCAGCCACTCCCCGCCAACAGGTTTTTCTCCTTGGGTGACTTGACCATATGAACTTCCAAATCACACAACAAACGCTGGACTTCATTGGGAAGTGGGAGGGCCTTGAACTCACAGCGTACAAGGACATCAAAGGGGTTTGGACTATTGGGTGGGGCACCACTGACCCAAAGTACGCCTTTCCCGGTAACGTCATCACCAAGGAGTTGGCCGACCAACTGAAGTGGGAGTACGTTAACCAAGACGTACAAGCCTGTAACCGATTGGTTAAGGTGCCTACCTCTCCCGAGCAGCAGACAGCTGTGTTGAGCTTCTGCTATAACCTCGGCATCCCTGCGTTCCAGCGGTCCACCCTCTTGAGGAAACTCAACGAGGGGGACTACCTCGGGGCGTGGGCTGAGTTCCCGAGGTGGAACCGAGCCGGAGGTAAGCCCGTCCGGGGTCTGACCAACCGCCGCAAAGCGGAGGCGGACCTGTTCCTCAAGGGCACCCGTCAAGAGATGTTCGAGCAGCCCAAGCCAAATGGGAGCACTAAGTCCAATGCCCAAGAACCGAAGCCGCACGTCCCTGCCCACGCCGAGTCCAATGTTCAACCCACTTCCGCGACCCCGACCGGCGGCGGAGCGGCAGCAGCCACCGGCACAGTCGCAACCGCAGCCATGCTGCAAGAAGCCTCAGACGGTCTAGCACCGTTGGCCCCGTACTCCCAGTACATCACTTGGGCGTTCCTCGGGGTAACAATCTTGGCTCTCGTGTACGGTTTGAAGAAGTACCGCGAGAGTCGAGCGTAGCAGCACCGTACCACTGTTGGTACATTCCACAAGGAGGTGGTCCCAAGTCTCGGACTGGGCTCGCCTGAGCAACGAGTCGGTTCGTCAACCCACTAGCTCAACCCCATTTAACTTTTACGAAAGAGGTGCAATATGCCGCGTAAAAAGAAGTCTGCTGATGAACTTCCGGACATTTCCGGTATCTGGTACAACCCAGAAAAGCCGGGGTTCGGTGTCTTTGTTCACAACGTAGGAGATCAACACACTTGTGCCATCTACACCTACACAGAGAATGGGCGACAGCTTTGGTTGACTGGGGTGGCTTCCCGCTCCGAGCTTGATTTCAAGCTGAGGGCTGGCAGTGGCGCAGGCGGATTCGAGACGCTCCGCAACTTTGTGAATGTGGATGCGGGCACCATCTCGTTTGAGATTGACGGTGACCGGCTTGTGTACACTGCGGTGATTAACTCGGAGATTGCGCTGCCGGACTACCAGTTTAGTCCGCCCCCGCCCCCGACGTTTTCCTACGACGGTGCTCTGGCAAAGCTGGGTTAATTGGTAGAAGTTTAAGCCGCGAAAAGGGTAGCTCCCCTGCCGGTGCCTCCACACCGGCTAGCGGCACTCACTTGCATGGAGGTGCATATTGTGGAAATTGTAACGAGAAAAGAAGCTATTGAGCGCGGGTTGAAGCGGTACTTTACGGGGAAGCCTTGTAAGTATGGCCACATATCAGAGAAGGTTACTAGTAGCGCCACTTGTTGCGAGTGCCAGTCTCTAAAGAAACAAACTCCCGAGTACAAAGAAAAGGTTCGCCAGCACAACGAGCTAACAAAGGAATACCGGAAAGAGCGTTACAGGAACAACAGGAGGCAGATTCTAGAGAAGCAAAGAGAGTATGTTCTCCGAAACTGGGAAAAAGTCTCTAAGCGGACGGCAGCGATGCGCGCCACCGACGAGTTCAAAAAGTATCGGAAAGAGTACGTTGACAAGAACAGAGCAAAGATTTACGAATACAACGCCCTCCGCAGAGCGGCTAAGTCGAAAGGGTGTCCTCAGTGGCTGACCAAATCCGACAGAGCGGTAATCTCCGCTATTTATGAGATGGCAGGCAGGCTGACAAGTTGTCTAGGGATTTTGCACCACGTTGACCATATTGTCCCTCTCCGGGGCAAGCATGTTTGTGGGCTGCATGTCCCGTGGAATCTCGCCGCCATCCCGGCAAAAATCAATATGAAGAAGCACAACAAGCTCTTGATAGAGCCGTCCTCAAAGGACCAAGGAGAATAACAGCATGGATGCAAAGTCTTGGAAGCCGTCCGAGATCATCGAACTGTACAGTCAAGGCTATACTGACATCGAGGTAGTCAAGGCGCTGGGGATTACCAAGAAGCAGTTCGACAAGATGGTACAGACTAACCCTGTGTTTCGGGAAATTGTTGAGCGGGGGAACGATTACTCGCTCGCGTGGAACATTGAGCAAAGTCGAGTTAACCTCCACAACCGCGAGTTTAATTCGCAACTGTTCAACTCGCGAATGCAGGCGCTTCACAACTGGGCAACCAAGGTCGAGCAAAAGAACGCCAACATCAACGCCGATCTCTCATCCGACGAGATTGTTGCTAAGCTGGCTACGATGCTCCCGAATGTAGCTCACCTTCTTCCGAAGGAAAAGCTGGAGGAGTTGAAGCTGTTGACCAAGGAGGTGCCGAATGAGGACGCCGGATGATGAGATCACGTTTTCGTTCGGAGAGTCTGACGACGAGCTTGAGTTGAGCTTGACTCCTGATGAAAACGAAAGTAAACTTGGAGAGATGCTGGAGCTAATCGAGACGATCCAGAATCTTGAGATGCAAAAGAAGTACTCGGGCTTCAGTAAGTGGTTTCAGCCCGGCACGATGTTTGGTATCGACAAGCTGCCCAAGCACTCCGAGTGGTTTAAGGCTGGAGCGACGTACCGAGAGCGGTACTTCTCTGGATCGAATCGAACTTCAAAGACAATTTCTGGTGCCTTTGAGTCCGCCCTGCACGCCACGGGCTTGTACCCTAGCTGGTGGGAAGGCAAGAGGTTTGACGGCCCCACGAACGGCTGGGCCGTAGGCACCACGAAAGAGACTGCACGCGAAATTATCCAGAAAGAGCTTGTCGGACCCGTGGACGAACCGGGTGTCGGCATGATTCCTCCTGAAAATATCCTTGAAATCGTTAAGCGACCCAACTCTGGTGGCGCTATTGACTACATCAAGGTACGCCATGTATCGGGCGGTGTGTCTACCATCTCTTTCAAGTCCTACGAGATGGGACGGAAAGCCTTTGAAGGTACAGCCCAGCACTGGA